ATCGCAACAGCCGAAATGTGACCCATCCGATATCGCGCTGCGTGCCAGGCTTCTGCGATTGCAGCCAGAACACGCGGCCCGCGAATACTCCGCGCCGACTTCCGAACCACGCCGCACCGTTGATGCTCGCACGCACAATGTCGCCATCCATCGCTAGAACCGCGCAGAGCATGGAGATCGTGCCTTTTGAGACGCCTATCGCATCCGCAATCATCTGCCCGGTCATTGGATGCGTCGTGCGATTCAAAGCTTTGACAATGCGCGCTCTGTGCGGCGATCGAGCGCCGCGCCAACCACGAGCCACTTTTACTTCCGCCCTTTCACGGTGCCCTCTTGGGCGGCATCGCAGGCTTCTCGATCGGCACAATAGTAAAACTCCACCATCATCGTGCCGTCCTTGACGAGTTGCCATTCGGAGGATTGCTCGATCGGAATATCTCGGCCACAACGACCGCAGTTGACGATGCAGCCCTCCCAACGAATCCTCATTTGCGGCCTCGCGTTGTTCCCTCTTGGGCGGCATCGATCAGTTCGCCTTCATCCGCTCGCGATTTGCTTTTCTTCTTTTCAGAATTCCGCCGTGCGCGCGCCAGTGTGTCATCGTGACTCCAATTCTTCGGCTGCGCGAGCCCTATAGTCAGCGTCGTGCCTTCGCGCAACTCGTAATGGAGCCAGCCTTTCGATGTGACTTGTCCTTTATTGACGCGATGCCACTTGTCGCCGAATTTGACGGCGTATTTCGCGTTGCTCATTTGCCCTCTGCGTAGCGCTGAATCCACCGCGCGAACAAATCCTTCACCTTCACGCTCTCACGCATCGCCCGCAATCGGAGCTTGCGCCAGGCGGCTTCAGGAATCTGTTTCACGGTGTAGCTCTTATCTGACATTGAAGTGAGAGTATACGAGACAACCGAGGTTGTGTCAAGCACGAGAATTCTTAGCATTACAGAGCCAGCACCATTTAATACTGAACTGTCAAGATGGTATTTGCGCCTGAGACAAGATTTCACATTTCACTTTTCAACAGGCTAAATGATGCAAATCGCATAGTTTTCCACAGGCTCTATTTCGCAATTATCCGCCCCCTGGCGCGTCGTTTTCGATTTCAGCGGGTTCGGTATTGCCTCAGCCGCGTTCGGGCTTTAAAACCGAAATTGGTATTTCGCTACACACCTCATCTGTTGACGGACGTGTTGACAAATTCCGAAAGGGGCGTATCGTTTCAAGGCTCACTAAATTGGCAGGCTATACCAAGCTCTTTCAGTCGATTCTCGCCAGCACCATCTGGAGCGCGGACGACAAAACCCGCCTCGTCTGGATCACCTTGATGGCGATGGCGAACCAATACGGTATCGCTGAGGGCTCGATTCCAGGTTTAGCCGTGTTCGCGCGGGTCTCCATTGACGATTGCGAACATGCGCTAAATGAGTTACTTGCACCCGATCCGTATTCGCGGTCGAAAGAGTTTGAAGGCCGACGCATCGAAACGGTCGAAGGCGGCTGGAAACTCCTCAATCACCGCAAATACCGCGACAAAATGAACGCGGACGAGCGGCGCGAATATCTCCGCCAGAAGCAGGCTGAGCAGCGTGCCAAACGCAAGCGCGTCAACAAATCAGTCAACACTCGTCAACAAATGTCAACAGTGTCAACACATACAGAAGCAGAAGCAGAAGCAGAAGCATCTAGATCTCGGTATTTGATAGATTCTGATCAATTGAAAGATCAGGATAATCAGCAGCAGGAGAGTGCGGCTGCGCCTGCTGTTGACGGCAACGGAAATGGCAACGGAGCTAAGAAGAAACCCGCCTTCGCCGGTCAACGCCTCGTGATCTACGATTGGCAACTCGCGGAGCTTGAAGGCTGGCTCGGCGAATACGCCCCGCAGTTCAATCTCCTTGACTGGTTTTTCCGCCTCGATGCCCACGCCGAACTCCACAAAATCATCATTCCGAAGCGCGACGGCGGCGCCTGGTTGCAAAAGGAATTCATCGCGGAAGTGCAACGCTGCGGGATTCCGTTACAGCTCGCATCGGCTGAACAATCCAAAACACCAAACGCCGCCGAGCGACGGACGCTCGAGATGGCGAGACGCTGGGGGCGATGATGCGCGAATGGCGCCGTGTTCCCGCCGATACTCTATGCGGAAATTGTTCAAACACGATCCCGCAAGATGAACCCGCGATCTACATCAAGCTCGAGAACGTGAAACGTGAACTGGTGCGCTGTCAATCGTGCATCGGTGTGGCGCCGCCTGATCTGCCGCCGCGCATTCGTCCACAATCCACCACGAAGCCGATGCAGAAGTTGAAACGCACGGCGCTCGGTATGACGCGCGAACGTGTCGAATCAGAACTCGCGGCTACTGCGCGCATGTTGGGGGAACGTGAATGAATCGCTCTGATGTGCTGCGTTTTTTGGCCGAACGAATCTTGCAACAGTGGTGGGGCTGCGAGAGCGTGCGTGTATGGGACGGTGCTGATTGGGCAGAAGCGCGCGATCGAAGGCGCGATGGATTTCGCGCAGACATCGACATCGCCGATGCGCGCCGCATTCTGAGTTTCGAATGATGCAAAAAACCGCTGAAGGTTGGAACAAACTCTATCGTCACGCGCCCGCATCGGATCGCTCGCGTGTGAAACTGCGCGTCACCGAGAAATCGAAAGCGCGATCCTGGTGGGCGGCTCATGCGGCACCAGATTCACGCGATGGTTTTATGGCAGCCGCAAAATCCCGCGAGGACGAACGCCGGCATCTCGAGGATTTGCGGATCGCCGCGCAGTCACGGCCGAGCGCCACGATCGCCTTCTGGAAGTTCTGATGGCGCTGACGTTCTCTGGCACCGTCGCGAGATTCATCGACGATTCCACGAGGGAGATCAGTCTTGAAGGCGGTTTTCGCTCCGGCAAAACGACAGCCGCGATCTGGAAAGTGCGCAAGTCGCTGAAAGACAATCCCGGCATTCAGTGGTTCATCTGCCGCTACGCCGACGTAGACATTCAGACGAAGCTGAAACCCGCGATTGATTCCATCTGCTACGAATTCGATCCCAACGATCTGCCGCAGTGGAATGCGAGCGAAAAAGCGTTTGAGTTTGCGAACGGCTCGCGGTTGATCATGTATGGCCTGCAAACCGTCGCCGCCTTGTCACGCTACGCGAAGCTGCGCGGGCTCGGCGGCGCGAAAGGTGTCGCAGGCATCATGGTCGATGAAGCGCAGGAGATGCCGGCGGATATTGCACTGGAGCTCCGCGGCCGTCCAAGCCAAAAAGGTTTCCCCATCCAAATCATCTTCGTGTCGAATCCGCTCAATCACGATGATTGGCTAGCGGAACAATTTCCCGAGAGCAACAAGATTCCGCATCGCCGCTACTACAGCGTGTCCATTTACGATAACGCGCACAATCTTGCCGATGACATGATCGCGGGCCTCGAGGCTGCGTATCCGCCCGAACATGCGAAACACAAGACGGTGATTCTCGGCCAGCGCGGCGTGAACGTCGAGGGCGATCCCGTCTACAGCAAATTGTTGCGCCGGAAAACGCATGTCCGCGATCTGACGCTGCTCGGCAACTCGAAACTATTTGAAGCGTTCGATGTGTGGAAACACAATTTCGCGTGGGTCGTCGCCGAGCGGCCGTATTTCGGCGGCTTGTGGTTTCATGGCGGCGTGCTCGGGCAGCGCGTCTCGCTCCAACATTTTCTGGATATCGTGAAGCAACAACGCGCCGACTGGTTTTCCACGCGCCCGATCGCGACGTGTTGCGTAGCGAGTTCGAAAACGACCGAACTGAAACGCGAGCGCTACACCGCCGTGACGCTGCTCCGCGAAGCCGGCTTCATGCCGCAGTTCCGCGACAACGGCAACGAGCCGGATATCGTGTTGGCGATGATCGAACGCATCGCGAGTTACATGCGGCAGCGCGGCGCGACGGGCGATGAACTGTTCGGCATTCACGAATCCGATCAGCGCTGGCTCCGCGTCTCCAAGGAAGGCATCGTGCCGTGCCAATTCCTCACGGAAGCGTTCGAATCCGGGTACGTGTGGGATGACCATTTCGTGTCGGTGAATTCACTTGAAGTCAAGCAACCCAAAGCCGATGACTGGTTCGAGCATGGGATGCGCTGCGCGGAAACGCTGGAGCTGAATTTCGGCGCGAGCCGCCCCACAGACGACGAAGCGGCGAAGCGCAAGGCTGCGAATGCGAGGCGTGCGCGAGCCTTCCGCGAATCAGCCTTGACACGGGCCGATGGGTGGTTAGCCTCCTGAAAACGTGGTAGACTTTCGCGCAATCCCCATGCCGTTATCCGCCGATGAACTCGCGGAACGTCTGTTGCGCCGGCCGGTGACCGAAACGCGCGTGTTGAAACTCCGTCGCCATCTGCGCAGCTCCGAACAGACCGACGAAGTGCTACAAGCGATTCAGGACCACCGCAGCGGCGGCGACGATGTGCGCGCCTTCGTGCATCAGACCCTCACGAGCGCACGGCCGCAAGTGATCCCGCCACTCCCGCCCGATATCCAAGCCAAAGTCGATGCGTTCAAAGCGCAGCGAGCGCGCGAAGCCGCGAAGCGTCCATGAGTGAATCCGCTGTCAAGTTTCAACGTCGAGAAATCCGCCGCGCGTTCGGCTCGCAAGCCATCGATGCGATGACGACGAGCATGTCAGCGCGCGATGCCAAGATCGCGGAACTCGACGCGAAGCTGCTTTCACTCGGCGTGTATATCGAAGGCTTACAGAAGTCGCATGATCTCAAAACGCTGACGCTTGAGAATCGCATCGCGCGGTTAGAAGCGCGTCGCGTGTGGCATCGGGATTTCTGGAGGCGCAGCTAATGTCGGCAGTCTCACGCGCGCAGCAACGGCTCATGCAGGCCGCGGAGCACGGAGCAAAATTTCCGATGGCTCGCAAGATCCGCCAATCGATGAGCCTTCAGCAGATGCACGACTTCGCGGTCGGCTCCGAGAAAAACAAACCCGAACACGTTGCGAAATCGAAGCGGAAGTAATCATGGCGACACTGTCAAGCCTCGGCCGTCGCGCGCTTGCGTCCTCGGAATTCGCTGAACCGGGCAAACGCAAATATCCAGTCAACGACAAAGCGCACGCCCGCAATGCGCTGGCGCGCGTCTCGCAGTTCGGGTCGCCCGCCGAAAAAGCCAAAGTGCGCGCGAAAGTGCATCGGAAGTATCCCGATATCGGGCAGAAGTAATTCGTGGCGGTCGATCTCGATCTCGCGCGTGCGCGTTTCAAACTCTGGCGCGAAGCCGATCAAAAACAACTGAAACGCGAAGAAGAAGACTGCGAGTTCTACGACAACAAGCAGTGGCCCGCCGAGATTCTGCGCATTCGCCAAGGCACAGCCGGTAATTCGAGTTCATCGGTGCCAGCCGTGCCGGCGCGGCCGTGCATCACCGTCAATAAAGTCAAAGACCGCGTGCGACATGTCCTCAACGAAATTCTGCAAGCCGATCTCGGCTTATCGCTCGTGCCAGCCGATGACTGGGGTGGCCCGACCATCAACGAGGATGAAATCGAAACACGCGAGGGACTGATCCGCCGCATTCAACGCGACTCCAAATCGCAGGCAGCGATCTCGTGGTCTGGCGAACGCGCGACGATTGCGGGCCGTGGCTACTTCGGCATCATGACAAAGTTCGTGGATGCCCCAGCCGATGCGCCGTTGACGCCCGCACATTTCGATCAGGAAGTCGTGTTTCGCCGGTTCTACGATCAGCGTGCAGTTGGGCTCGATCCGGCACATGAAGAACCCGATGGCTCAGACGCGGAATGGGCGTTTGTGCGCACGTTCATGCCGTGGGAGCAATACAAAGCCGATCACCCGCGCCTCGCGAACGGTCAGAAGAATCAGGTCCTCAGCGCGTCTGATAAAGACTTCGGCGAATGGGTCCGCGAACTGCCGGAGTGGTTCGAGCTCCAGAAAGAGCAGAAAACGCTGCTCGTCGTCGAGTATTGGTATTACGAATACTCGCCACGCGACATCGTGCTGCTCGACGACAGCTCGGTCATGGATGCGGAGTTGATCGATGCCGAGACGCTGAAAGCGATTCCCGACGAGCGCCGCCGCACGGTTTACGACAAGCGCGTGAAGATGTGCAAGATCGACGGGCGCAATGAAACGCCGCTCGACGAATGCGTATGGCCGGGGCGTTACATCCCCATCATCAAAGTGCTCGGCGAAGAAATCCAACCCTACGATCAGCAAAAACGCGCCGAAGGCATGGTGCGGACAGCGCGCGATTCACAGCAAGCGTTCAACTACCTGATTTCATCGGCGGTCGAAGTGATCGGACTCGGTCCGAAGGCGCGATTCATGGCCGCGGCAGGACAGTTCGAGCAGTTCGAAGGCATGTGGGATGCGAGCGTCACGCGCACGATTCAGCGGCTCGAATACAATGCGAAGACGCCCGCGACCGGCGATGTGATTCTGCCGCCACCGCAAATTCTCGGCATGGAGCCGCCGATTCAGGCGATGGCAATGATGATCACGCACTTCGATGCGGCCATCGCCTCGACGACGGGCATTCCCGATCCGATGATGGGTAATGTCGATCCGGCCGTGCGTTCCGGCAAAGCGATTCATGCATTGCTCGATACCGCACTCCGTGGCACGAGCAATTACATGAATAACCTCGTGCGCTCCGTGCAATATGCCGGCAAGATCGTGAACGATTTACTGAAACCGATCTATGGCAATCGACCGGGGCGACTCGTGCGGATGGTGACCGGCGAATCCGATACGCAAACCGTGATGCTCGGCCAACCGCATGTGATGCAGGGCGATCAGCCCGTTCCGGTCGGCATGGCGCCAGGACAAATGCCGCCGTCGCATCCACAAGCCGCGCAAGCGAAAACCTACGAACTCACGGATGCTGGCGCGAATGGGAACATCGCCGTGAAGGTCTCGAAGCATTTCGAGACACGACGCGAACAGGAATGGACGCAGATCGCGGAACTGCTCGCCGCGAATCCGCAGCGCGATCAACTTTACGGCGATTTGTTTTTCAAATACTCCGATGGGCCTGGCAACAAAGAACTCGCCGAGCGCGCACAGTTCGGATTGCTTCCGCAGATTCAACAAGCGATCCAGTCAGGCAAGCCGCCCGATCTCGTGGCGATGCAGAAGGTGCAGGCGCAGGATGCGATCATCAAGCAGATGCAGCAAGTGATCGAGAACATGCAGCGCAAGATCGATGCGAAAGAAACCGAGTCTGCCGCGAAGTTGGCGCAAGCGGAAATGGACAATTCGACCAAAATCGCCGTGGCGCAAATCCAAGCTGGCGCGCAGCAAGCCGTCGCCGAGATGAAAGAAACCATGAAGGCGCTCAATCAGCAAGTCGAGCAAAATTTTGAGCGTATCCGGCTGACGCTCGAAGGCGTGCAGGAACATCGGCTCGCGGAGAAGGAACACATTCACACGCTCGAGACGCAACGCGCGCAGCACGGCCATGATCTGCATCAGCTCGCGCATGAACACGAACACGAAATGAATCTGGCTGCACTGGAACCGCAAGTGGAGACGACGTAAGTATGGATACTGCTACTGAAGTCGGAACACCCGCCGCCGAAGGCATCACGCCGGAGCCCGCCGCACCAGTCGCCGAGACGCCAGTCAAGCCGGAAGCCACACCGGAAGAAACCAGCATCTCGGCGCACGCCGCCAAATACAATCCGAACCGAGCGCGCGGAGCTGACGGGCGCTTCGTGGAAGGTGGCAAAGCGACCGAGACGCCCGTCACCGCGAAGCCCGCGCAGGAAGCCACGCCAGCGCAACCACGGCGCCGCGAGAAGGACGTAGCGACGCCTGGCGATACGCCGCGTATCAACGAACTGACGCGCAAACTGCGCGATGCCGAACGACGCGCGCAGGAACTCGAAGCGCGCACGCGACAAATCCAGCCCGATACGCGCCAGCCGACGAATGGCAACGGCGCGACGGACCATTGGGCGTTTCCCAAGCCCGAACCGAAACAAGTCGATTTCGCGAACGCCGATGATCCGTATGCGGCGTGGCTCGAAGCGCGACAGGATTGGCGGCTCGAGAAGCGCGATTGGGAAGCGAGCCTACAACAGCAGACCTCCACGGCACACGAAACCGAGCAGCAATTCTGGAATAGTTTCGACGGCAAAATGACGGAGTTTGCCAAGCAGACGCCCGACTGGCAAACCCTCTTTGCCGGCGATGGCCCGGAGCACATGCGGGAGCACATGCCCCCCGCAATGCAGGCCATGATTTTTATGGATGACAATCCGGGGCGACTCATGTATGCTTTCGCACGCGACGCGGCTTTGTTTGACGAAGTGGCGTCGTGGTCAGAAGGCATTCGCATTCCTGCGGCCACCGCCTCAGAGGATGAACGGAATGCGGCTCTGGCTGCCGTCTCTCGCTTGAGACGCCGACTCGATCGCCGTGGGTTTCAGACCGCCGTCACCGCATCGGTCCCCGCGACGCCCCAAGTAACCGTGGTCCCAAAGCCGCCTAATGCGGTGCGGACAGGACCGATGAGATCGGGCGACGAACCGCCCGGCGACGGCCACACCATTGCGGATCATGCCCGCACATGGGGTCCGAAAGGCCGACGCTAATCATCGGTTCGGTCGCCCCTGCAAGGGGCTACGGTGGCGAATACATTCATCACGCCTAATTGGGTCTCGACCGATGTGGCGATGTTCTGGCAGAACAACATCAAGTTGGTCGCCATGTTCGATCGCACCTGGGAAGGCATGTGGCGGGACAAACCCGATGGCGCGCAGATCGGGTATACCGCGCAAGTCCGACTCCCGCAGCGTTTCCGCGTCAAGCGCGGCCAAGCGCTCCAGCAGCAATCCATTCTGAATCAGACCGTGCCGGTCACGCTGACCGATCAGCTCCAAGTCGCAATGGGCTGGTCATCGGCCGATGACGCCGTGGCGGTCGAAGAAGTGCAGGAACGCTACGACATGCCGGCCGGTCAGGCGCTCGCAAACGAATGCGACGTATTTGCCGGCGCCCAAGTCTACAAGTCGGTGTATTACTCGATTGGCGCACCGGGTGTGCCGCTCACGAGTAACCAGACCTGGACCGATGGTGTCGCGCGGCTCCGCAACGTCGGCACGCCGTCTGACCTCTACGCGATCGTCGATCCGCTGACGCAGAGCAACCTCCAGGCGACGAATCTCGCAGTCTTCAATCCCGCCGCGAAAATATCGAAAATCTTCAACGAAGGCTTCTTCGGCTTCGGCGCCCTCGGCGTGGACGAATGGGCGTGGGACCCGAACTTGCCGACGCACACGACCGGCACGTTCACGGCCTCGACGCCACTCATCAACGGCGCCAATCAATCCGGCACGTCGCTCACCACAGACGGCTGGGGCACGTATGCGCTGAAGGAAGGCGACGTGTTCACGATCGATGGTGTTTACACCGTCAATCCAGTGAGCTACGCGAACACGAATCAATTGCAGCAGTTCACGCTAAGCGCGGATGTGTCGGGTTCGAGCACGGCAACACTGACGTTTACGCCGTCGCTCATTGCCTCGACCGATTCACAGTTGCAGTCGGTGAACTCGCTGCCGGCCGACAATGCAGCGATCAACGTGCTTGGCGCGACTGGTGCAGTGGCCGGCACGCTGACGACGACGCTGTCGCGGCAGTCGATCGTGTGCAACCCGAAGGCGTTCGCTTGGGTCATGGCGGATCTGCCAGTCAAGCTGGCTGGCGCCGTCGCGGGGCGCGTGAGCGATCCGCAGGCCAAGGTGAGCATCCGCTACGTGGATCAATACAACATCCAGACCGATCAACTGCCTCGGCGCATGGATGCGCTCGTCGGCGCGGCTCCCATCGAGCCGTATTTCGCGCTGCGCGCGTGGAGCTAAGCACATGGCCTTGACCAACACAACGCTTGCCGCCGCGTGCGATGCGAAACAGAACACGCTGAGCATTACATCCACCTCGAGCGGATTCCCGGCTGTCGGTGCGTATTCGACACCGCTCCAGATCATGCGCGTGGACGGCGAAGACATGCTCATCTCGACCGTCGTTGCCTCGGGCATCGTGAAAGTGGCGATGCGCGGCTACAATGGCACGGCCGCGGTGCCGCATGATCTGCTGGCCGTCGTCTCCACATCGTCGGCCGCGAGTGATTTTCTCGCGGTGCCCACTGGCGGTGTGAGTCAGCGGCCTCCGTATGTCGATGACATCGTGACGCTCGGCGAAGACACGGTATTCGCCGCGGCGGGCACAGCGGCGACGGCGGGCGTGCAGCCGTATCCGATCAAAAACACGACCTACATCATCACGAAGGCGAGCGCGTGCGCGATCACGTTGATCGCGGTCGGCGCGACGACCCCGGCTCCGTCCTCGGCGACGATGGGCGTCACCATGACGTTCATCGCCGGCACGGCGCAGGCCCATACCGTCACCTATGGGCCGGGATTCGACGGCGACACCACGACGTCAGATGTGGCGACGGCGAATTCCAAGGTCGGCGCGGTGCTGATCGTGAAAGTGGGCTACACGGGCTTGCTGGCCGCGGCGAATGCGTCTGTGAACGCTTCGACGGGCCAGTGGACCCTCGGTTAACGAAAGGACGCTGAACGCATGGGCGTGGTTTGGACTCCAGAATCAGAACACGCGAAAGAGATGCGGCGCTGGGAAGCCCATCATACGCAGTATGGGCCTCCTGGTCGCCCGCACGAATACCGGCCATATCCGGCCGCGATGTATAAGGCGGAACGACTCGCCGATGGCACGCGGCGGATTCTGCCGATGCAGACCGCGAAAGACGAGCAAGAGCAGCGCAACTTCGAATCGCGCGGCTACGTGGCTGGCGGGCCGCAGGCGGCGCTCGACGAATGCGATCGGATTCACATCCGCGAGGCAGGGAAGCTCGCGGCGGAGCGTGAATTCTCGAAGCGGCGCATGAGCGCGAAAGCGCGAGCCGAAGCGGACGCGGCCGAAGCGGCGCATGGCGCACGGCATTTGCCGGATGTGCCGGAAACGCCGATCAAGCGACGCGGACGGAAGCTGAAGATCGAAACGCCGGAACCTGCCCCGGTCGCATAAGCGCCGTGGCCGCGTCGTAAGACGCAGGAGCAGCCATGCCTGGATTGACGCCCGTCACTGGCGGGGGAGCCTTTACCCGCCAGAACATCGCACAGATCAACGCCAACTTCGCGGCGATCAGTCAGCCGGATTTGTGGGTCCGTCCGCAGAATGGCAACGATGCCAATCCGGGCACCTACGAATCCCCGCTCGCGACCTTCGGCGGCACGTCGAAATATCTCAAGCCTGGGATGGTGATCGGGCTGCTCGGCACGGCATTCGAGTGTTGGGCACCGCCAGCCGTCAACGACATCACGATCGTCGGCATGGCGAATCAGCCGCGGCAGGCGACGGATTCAGGCATTCCGAATGGTGGCGGATCAACGTGGCTCAATGCGACGCACACCGGCACGCCCACCGCCTCACCGCTGCTAAAGATCGGCGGCGCCGCGACGGAACTGAAAGTCTCGCAGGGCTGGACGCTCCGCAATATCTACATGAATAACAACGCGACGGGCTCAACCACGTCGTGCGTCGAGCTCATGCGCGGCGACGGCGCGGGCGTGGATGTGGGGCGCGATGCCTCACATTTCGCGGCCTACGGCTGCAAGTTCACGGGCGCGAATTTCGGCATTCGCGATAGCGGCGGCGCGTCGTTCGTGCGGCTCGAGGATTGCGAGTTTTTCAACTTTGCCGGCGCGGGCGACACGGCCATCAAGGAAGGCACCGATACCGACGTGGCGCTGCCGCTTCAGTGGGTCGTGCTGAATAACCGCTTTTGGAACAACACGGTTCACATGACGGTGCCGCTGTCATCGGCCGTGATTCAGGGGAACAGTTTCGGCTACATCGGCTCCTCGATCACGACGACGACGCAGATGACGCTCACGAGTGGCAAGAACAATTCGATTCACGGGAACTTCTTCGAAGTGCCGTATAGCACGAATGGCATTACGGCGATGTTCGCGCTCGGCACGAATGATCGCTTTTTCCTGAACTCGTTCGGCTCGGCCGTCACGACGACGATCTTCGGGTTTGGATCGCCATCGTCGTAAGGTTGAACTCCTCGGCGGCGGGCTCACGATCGGCGACGTGCCGCCACATGATCCCGCCGCAGAACGCTGGGGGCTGAACCGGCTGATGTTCAGCCGGTATGCCGGGAATTTTACCGACTGGCATCGCTGGTTTGACCTCCACTCCACGGCGCACATTCTGAGGTATCGGCCCGATGCGTATGCCTGGTATACACAGCAACCCGCCAACAAGCCGATCTACCGATGGGCGCACGATGCTGCACTCCCTGGCTGTTGCGTGTATCCGCGCGAGCGCGTCGCCGATGCAGATGAGCGGGACTTTGCGTGTTCCCTCGCCTGGATGTTCGCTCTGGCTATTGCCGAAGGTTTCGATGACATCGACTGCTTTTGGTTCGTCGTCGATCCGAACGAACCCGCCTACCGTGACCAAATCGCCAGCGTGCGTTACTGGATCGGTCGCGCCCGTGGAGCCGGTCTCCGCGTGACCATTCACGGCGATTCATTCCTGAAGCCCTCAGGGCGTCTCTACGGATACGAGTCGTGAGCCTGACCGCTCAGCAAGTCATTGACGGCGCCGCGTTCATTGTGGGCGCGCGAGCGGCGGGCGAATCCACGCCGAGTTATCTGGTTCCGGAAGGACTCATCAGCCTGAACGACATGGTGCGGTCCTGGTGGAATGACAATTTGTTGTCGCCGTTCGTGGGGCGCGAAGTCTTTCCCCTGGTGGCGAATCAGAATACTTACACGATGGGACCGGGCGGCACGTTCAACACGACGCGGCCGATGGGCCTGACTGGTGCCGCGCTGCTGTTGAATCCGACGATTTCGACCGACGCGATCACAGCTGTCTCGACGACGAACAATACCTTTACCGTTGCGACGAATCGCACGTCTACGTATACGTCAGGCACCGAATTTATCATCACGGGATCGACGGGCAACAACGGGAGCTATACCGTCGTCACGTCCGCGTTTAGCGTGTCTACGGTGATCACGGTCGTCGAACCGGTCTCGAGTTCGACGGCCGATGGCACGATTACGGTCTTGTTTCAGACGAACTCGACGACGGAAGTGCCGACGCCAGTGATCACGGATGATCAGTATCAGAACATTCTCATCAAGTCGCTGCCGAACTCGCAATTTACGACGGTCTACTACAACCAGACCACGACGAACGACCTCGCGACGATCTTCCTCTGGCCGACGCCGAATACTGCGGCCAATGGCATCGTGCTCTATCGACTGGAGCACATCGCGGAGTTCGCCAGTCTCAGCAAGACGTATTCTTTTCAGCCAGGGCTCGAGAAGGCACTGAAATGGAATCTCGCCTTCGATGTCTGCACGTCATGGGGCCGTGCGCTGCGTCAGGATATCGTGGACACCGCGCGCAGCACACTCGCGGCGATCAAGCGGCAGAATACGCGCTGGAATGATTCACCGAACGAAGCCGCCTGGGCGATTCGCGGCAATCCGCGCTTCGGCTACAACATCAACACGGACAGCGGAGGCTAGATGGCCGGCAAATCGCAGCTTGTATATCCGCTGACGGAACAAACGCTGAAACCTGACGCGTTGACAGCCGATTCGTTCTGTATGTTGCCATTCGTCGTCGGCCAAGCGCTTGAGATTACGATTTACGTCTCGTTTCTCGACGGCGTCACATCGGGCGTTGTGAAGGTCGAAAGCTCGTATAGCCCCAGCTATGCCGGAACGTGGCCGGTCGAAGCCACAGTGACCTTTACCGGGACAGCGCCGAACATGCAGGTTGTCCACCTCACGGCATTGAATCAGGCGATGCGGTGTCGCATCTCGACGACGATCGCGGGCGGGAGTGATCCGAAGGTGCGAATCTTTGCGATGGCGGCGAATCAGTCGTAGGGAGCGGCCCGATGAAAATGTCTGAACTTTTTCGCAAAACCGACGAAGCGCTGGATCTGGTCGAAGCCAAGCGCGCCGCACACGATCAAGCCGTCGCGGCGCACGCCGAGACCGCCGAGAAGGCGAAGGCGAAATTGGTGAAGGATATCGACCTCGCCAATGCCAAGCATGCCAAAGCCGTTGCGGATGCGCAGATCGCCTACGATGAAGCGGTCGCTGCAACGGCCCGAGAACAGCAGCAGTCCGCAGGCGAGCTCGAATCGGCACAGGCCGAGCTCGATGTCTTACGAGCGCAAGTCGGCACGCTCCTCGGGCTCGAAAAAGCCAATTCTCGCGCGACCGTGTCGGGCTAAACGTGTCCTCATGTCCACGAGAATTGGCGGTGTTGCCGAAGTCACCGAAAGCGGCTTGCGCCTGCCGATTTACGATTACGTCTCGAACACGTCCGCATCCACCTCTGATACCTACATCTTCAAGCTAGGCGGCTCGTCTGGCGAGACGGTCTGCACGGTCGCAATCGTCTATACCGACAATACCAAAGCCACGATTTTGACGGTCACGCGGACGCCGCATCTCTAAATGGGCGTCACCTTTAATCCGTTCAGCGGGACGTTCGATTTCACCGGAACCGGCGGAAGCAGTAGCGGCATCGGTGGATCGATCGCGGATACCCAAATCGCATTCGGCACGGGTGTCAACACGATCGGCGGTGAAAGCACTTTTACTTACGATTCCGCAACGAACATTCTGACGGTTGAACGGCTGGCGCTATCTGGAGGTTCTGGCGCCACCAATATTTTGAGTCTCACCCAAGCCGATGACAGCCCGTGTGCAATCGAGTTTATTAACGCCACGATTCCAAGCACGACGACTTGTGTCTATGTTGCCAACGACGGCAGTTATCACATTTCGGGACCGGGCAACACGAGTCTGATCCTCGGCAATGCCGCTCAGGATGTCGAGATCGGGCCGAAACTGTCCGTTGGAGGCACCAGCTCATTTCTGATGTCCATCGATGACGCGGCCAGCGCACCAGGGCTTGTCGTCAATAAATTCGACGCGTTCATTACCGAGACGGATCTCGTTGCGGGGAATGTGCTGACGAATCTTCAGGTCTCCACCGCCTATGGGCAAGGCGCTGTGGCCTCGATCGGGACGTTACAGAACTTCGTCACTTTCATCAATGTCGTTGGGAGTGGGTCGGCGAGTAACGAATATGGGAGCGCCGTAAAAATTCTGCGCGCAGACCTCGGCACGGGCTATACGCAGACTGGGCTGCCCACGGGACGTTTCTGGCTTGAGGATGCAGGCGTGCATGGCCCCATTGGGATCAAGCCGAACACGCTGAACGGGAACGTCCTCGTCATCAACAATTACTACAACGGGTCGCCTAACGATTCCGCCTCGGCTGGGATGTGGATCACGACCATCAAGGGCGGCGGTCCCGGCACCGACGCGACTCATGCGGCAGCGAACACGTATGCCGTCGATGTCGGCCTCGGCATTACCGGAGTTGGCAACGACGGCAGTAATCACGTTGGATTTACGACGGGGATTCAGATTGGCGGCAGCGGATCGCCGTGGAATGAACCCGCCTCATTGATTGGGACTGGGATACACATCCGAGACTTCACCTCCATTGGTCTGCTCATCGACAACCCCAGCGGTTCGCCCTCATTCACGATCGATGCGAACACCGGCACCTCGCGATTCTCAACGCTGCTCGCTACGGCGACGGCGACGATCGGCACGCAAGGCAGCACAACGGGGGCAGTGCTATTTAAGGGGACCTCGGCTGGCACCGTGACACTGTCGGTGGCCGACACCGCTGGCACTTGGACGATGAAGCTGCCCACGACGGCCGGGACGAGCGGCTATTCGCTGACGACGGATGGTTCAGGCAATACGACGTGGACGAACATTTCTGCGAGTGGCGCCAATACCGCGCTCAGCAATCTCGCCTCAGTGGCGATCAATACGACGCTACTGCCAGGCAGCGATGATGGTGCCGCGCTCGGGAACGCGACGCACGAATTCTCCGATCTGTTCCTTGCCAGCGGCGGCGTGATCAACTGGGCGAATGGCGACGTCACGATCACGCACGCCACGAACACGCTGACCTTTGCTGGTGCCGCCTCGGGCTATCAGTTCGATGGCCTGGTCGCCCCGATCGCGAATGATGGTGCAGCGCTCGGCAACACGTCGCTCGGCTGGAGCGATCTCTTTGTCGCATCCGGGGCAGTGCTGAACTTCAATAACGGCAACGTCACCGTCACGCATTCGGCCGGCATCCTGACCGTTGGCGGAAGCGCCACGAATGGCGTCAACCTGACCTTGGCCGCGGGCGGCACGTCGCGAGCCTCTCTGACGATTCCCGTCAGCACGTTGACGACGACTGCGAGTCAGGGAGATATCGAAGCAGACGCGACGAACTTCTACGGCACGACGGATGCTGGCAATCGCGGCATTTTCCCAGTCGTGAACTTCATTCGGCAACATGCGGATCGCGCGGCCTTCGCGACTGGCACCGCGCAACAAGCCATCTTCGACAGTGTGGCGAATGGCACGCTGACGCTCGAGACCGGCGCCTATCAGTTTGAATGCATGATTCAGATCAAGGGCATGTCAGGGACGAGCGGAAACCTGAAGTTTAGCTTGGCCGGCGCAGGCGGTGCGTCCCTCGCGAGCATTCTCTATGCGACCTATGCGCTCGACAATGCGAATGATACGGGCGGCACGAATCCCACAATGATCTCGCAGATCATTTCCACGCAGACGGCGACAAACATCGCGTCACCAACCGCACAGACGGTCTGCACGTTTTATGCGACAGGTAGCTTTGAAGTCACAGGCGCCGGCACGATCATTCCGTCCGTCGCGCAAACGACTTCGGTCAGCACGGCGGTCACAACGGCCGGATCATATTTCACGGTCTATCGCATGGGCGTATCAACTGTCGTTAGCGTGGGGCAATGGTCATGACGTGGAAGTCTATCGTGATCGCGGTGCTCTGTGGTGTCTCATTGTCTGGACAGACCAAAGGCACAGGCATCACGCCGCCGAAGTCCGTTCCCCTACCTCCGCCTGTCCACATCGACGCAATCGAGATCAGCGCGGACATTCGCGGCAACGAAGGCACGGAAGGGCTGACGAATCTTCCCAAAACGATGCCGCAGGCGACGATCAATGGGATCAATAACCTCTTCGTAGTGGCGGCTCCAAGTGTCGATCAGGTGACGCGTTCGTGGATGAATTGCGAACACGACATCGCAGGCTTCGACACAATCAACGACTGGTTTACCTGCCGCCTGCCGCACATGCCGCCGATCGCGGTGGACGGGCAGACGGTGACGATGAGCGAATTCGACCCGGCATGGCAGGAAGACTTGACGCTCACGTATCAGGCGGTCTTTCCGCGCTATATCGATCTGCACGCCACTTTCGTTCCGCACGACGCCGCGCTGTTCACGAACGCGGCTGGTTTCGGCGGCTACGCCGTTCAGATGTTCGCGAGCTACATGCCGCAGACGACGGACGTCGGGATCTATACGCTGTGCATTCCGTCGGCTGGTGCGTCGGAGCAATGGTGTCGCCTGAACATGGCCGACTCGGGCGGATCGTGGCTGCACGTCAACGCCTCGGCGCTCCCTGTTGATCCGGCGCCCGCGAACACCTACGGCTTCGCGACCACTTACAAAGGGAATCTCAAAAGCGTGGACTATCCGCGCTACATACAGCCCTTCTACTGCGGGCACATCACGAGCACAGGCATGGTCTATGAAATCATGTTTGACCGCACCGTGACGGCGACCGATCAGATTCGCTTCACGCAATACAAATGGCTCGTCAAGAGCGAAGCGGGCACGCCCGCGTGGGACTGGCAATACGTCATCACACAGCTCGTCTCTGGCGCCACCTACGGCTTCAATGCGCGAGTCGCGGTATTCCCCTACGATGCCGCGACGTTTCAAGCGTCGTGTCAGGCCGAGTTCGCGATCTATCAGACAGGACTGGGACAATGAAGCGTCTCGCCTTCGTGTGCGCGCTCCTCGCCGTGCTGACGATTCGGTCGTTTGCGTCCACGTTCGTGCAGCCCATCGTCGTGCTGGCCGCGTATCGCGAAGGTGGTGTGCCCTACTGGCCGAGTCCCACGGCGACGATCGCAAACGTGCAGGCTGACAACGTGCGCCAGATGGCGGTCTGGGGCAAGTCGTCCTACGGTGACTATACGCTCGTGCCGCAAAGCTACGGCTGGTTCATTGTGCCGCGGACATTCAATGGGAAAGACGCCTGCGGGCCAGCGAACACACAGTTGTATGGCGCGGAGGTTGAACGCCAGGCCAAGGCGGCGGGTGTCGTCTATCCGGCTGGTGCGCGCATCACGATTCAATCGGACTGCGGGCATTCACAGCGGCAGTATTATTCGACGCTTGGGACGGCTGGCCCCTTCACCGATGGCAAGACCTTCAACTCGATGTGGTGTATGGTCATTGGCTTGCCGTGGATACATTCCAACGACTCGCCCGTGCTCGGCGCGAACCACTTCGATCCAACGACACAGTGTGGTCTGCCCGGAGGCCCATACGCGGGCACCTCGAACGGTGGGGAACGCTGGCGCAAAAGCTGGCTGCTCGCGCCGCAGCTCGCGATTGACTCGGGGACTCCCACGGCGATTCAGACGAAGTTCATCGAAGCCCTCGAACTACCACGCGGGACGAGAACCAAATACTGGCGCTTTGGCATCGGCGCGGTGGACGTGCGCCAGGGTGGACCCAGGCAAAACCCGACCGTGAACGTCTATATTGGCGACAGCATCCAGGATCTCGATCCGGTTAATCCGTGCCGATATTACACGCTCCCCGTGGGGCAGACCTACATCATGGTCGATCAGAGCAGCGGGACGGGTGATCGCTACCTCGGTATCAGCAATGATGGATTTGCGGCTGACCAGACCGGCGCGTGGGTCAGCGTGTTTCCGGCCACGCAAACACAAAATACGATTCGCTGTCAGGCAGGTTCCCCAAAATGAAGCAACTCGATCCAGGCGATCTCGCCTATCACGCCTTTGTGCATAAACAACTCGCCGATGCGCAAGCGGTGGCAAATGCGTGGGGGCGCTACTTGGCGCAGAAATACAAACTCACGCAGGCCGACAACGTGAACGAACGCGGCGAAATCAACGGCCCGAACAGCGATGCTGGTTGAAACCTTCGTCGGTCCCTCGAACGTCAACTCCGCGCTGACCTTCGACGCCGATCGCACGATTAACGAATACATCGAACCGCAGAAGCCCGGAAATGGCGGCAAAAGCGATGTAATGCTCGTGCCGGCGCCGGGCTTAACGCTGTTCGCCGCAGTGCCTGGCTCGAGCGTGCCGCTGCTCTTTCAGCAGGACGGCCGCGCGTTTGGTGTCGCTGGCGATCAGTTCATTGAAATCTTCGCCGATGCGTCGTGGACGAGCTATGGCACGGTCTCCGTCGTCACCGATGTCTATCCGACGCTGTGCAGCAATGGCACGGCTGGCTTTCAGCTCTTTCTGACGGCTGGGCTGAATGGCTATATCTTCGATCTGAACACGAACACGCTGACGCTGATCGCCGATCCGGACTTCCCGCAGGGCCAAGCCTTGATGGGCGAGTTTATGGACGGGTATTTCCTCGTGCTGGTGTCAGGGACGCGACGCTTCCAAATCTCTGCGCTCGAGGATGGCACGTCATGGGATGGGCTCGACGTAGCGGAGCGCTCGGAAGCCTCCGATAACCTCTCGGCGATGCGCCGCAATCATCGGGAAATCTGGTTTCAAGGCACGCTCACATCGGAAGTCTGGTATGACAACGGCGATCCGCTGTTCCCCTTCGCGCCGATTCAGGGCGTGTTTCTCGAGGAAGGCGTGCCATCGTCGTGGACGACGCGGCGGTTCAATAACACGCTCGTCTATGTGGCGAAGAATCAAGACGGCGCCGGCATCGTCATGCGGGCGGATGGCTACAACCCCGTGCGGACTTCGACGCACGCCGTGGAGCTCGCGATTCAGAATACCGGCCTTGCGACCGCGCGGGCGTGGGTCTATCAAGAGCGTGGGCACTTGTTCTACTTGCTCCACTTGCCGACGAATGAAACGACGTTCGTGTATGACGTGGCGCTCGATCGCTGGGCTGAACGCGCGACCTTGGTTGATGACAGCGTCGAGCCGTGGGTATGGGCGCCGAATCGCCCAATCTCGCACTGCTTTGCGTTCCAAAAACATCTCGTCGGTGACATTTCCACCGGCACGATCTACGAGCAGTCCGTCACAATCTTTACGCAGGAATTGGCTGTCTGATGGCGTTCGTCAGCGAAATTATCCCGTTCAACATTCGGACTGGCACCGGCACGCAGACGGTCAATCACATCCTATTCCCGACCGTGCAGGCGAAAGCGTATATCTTCGCCTCGACGAGCCGCGTCGGCACGAATTCATGGGCCTCGCATAGCCGCGGGTTTGATGATGGCGTAACGCATGTCGGCACCGGCATGGGCGCGGCGGAAACCTTCGGCACCAATCTCACGGCACGCGGGCTGAGTTCGGAATTCTCCCTAATCACGGAGCAGGCGCAAGTCTCGTTCGGTGGCGCACAGATGCGCTTCCGCGGTTATGTGAGCGCGATCGGGGTCGGCAGTTTTGAAATCACGACCGATCTCAATAACACGCCAGGGGCGCTCTGGTATGCCATCATGCTCGGCGCCGACGACGTCTCGGACGATCTGCAATGCGCCGTGGGCGTGCATACGTCCAACGCGCCGGGATCGGAAGTGGTCGGATTCTCGCCGGTCGCGGTCCTCGGACTGAGCGTGGTCGTTGGCACGTCTGAGACGACGGGCGCTGCGCAGCATGTCGGCTATGCGACACCATGTAATTCCAAACAGGCGAGCTTTGGTGTGGCGGCAGCATGGGGCACAAGCGATGCGAAGTCCTATGAAGTCGCCGACATCATCGATGCGGTAATCGCGTCTGACACCGCGCCAGGGGCCACGCCGGGCAGTCAGCGCACCGTCTCCGCGTGGGATGCGACCGGCTTTGATATCGGTGGCGCGACCGTCACGACTGGCGATTTTCGGATCGGCTATCTCGCGATTGGCGGCGCGGCGGTGGCGGCGAATCTCGTCGCGGCGAATCAGAAGACGAGCACGGGCGCACAGAACGTCACGATTGATGCGGTCGCGCCGAAGCTCGTGCTGTTTGGCTCCGCGAATCACACGACGGCGACGACGGTCTTTGTGAATGCCAATCTCTCGTTCGGCGCGTTCGATGGCACCTCGACGCTCGGAATGTATTTCGCTTTGACGAATGGCTCCGTCTCGCCCTTCAGTCAAGACGGCGATACATCCACCACAAGCTGCATCATTATGCGGACGGCGACGGGCCATGCGACCAGCACGCTCAATGCTGAAGCATCCTGCACCGCGATCACGAGCGGGAATGTCGCGCTGAATTGGTCAACGGCCGACGCGACGGCGCGCGAGTTCTACATGCTCGTGCTCGCCGAAGGGCAGAATAACGGTCCCTGCGGCGCCAATCCGTTCTTAAGCAATAGCCTGACGGTCACGAAGATTGCTTCGCCGCCCACCTCAGAATTGTTCACGTTCACCACGACGGGCGGGCTGTCGCCGAGCACATTTTCACTCGCCGATGGTGCCTCGCGGATCTATACCGGCATTGCTGATGGCACCTATGGCGTGACGGAGAATCCGCAAGCGGGTTGGACGCCGAGCTACGGCGTGAGCAGCGGCGATCCGCACACGGCGATTATCATTAATGCGAGCACACAGCCGACCGTCACCGTCACGGTCAACAATACGTATCGCACGACGGTCCAAAAGTTGCGAAGGTATCGGCGGTTCAATCTGCCGTGGTCGGAGAACTACAACATTTTCATTCGGCGCGCAGAATTAATCGCGCAGATGGGCGTGGGCACGAGTATCCTTGACCCGACCGTGACGCTACGTTTCTCGAAAGATGGCGGGAACACCTATCCGATCGTCCGCACGGTGACGCTTGGCCTACAAGGTGACTATACGAAGCGAGCCTATACGCTGGCGCTCGGCGAAGCGCGGAACTGGGTCTGTGAAGCTTACTGCGATGATCCGGTCTATTGCGGCTGGATCGCGTTCGACGTGGACGTGGATAAGGGCATTAGCTGATGCCGAATCATCTGCTCTATCAAGCCCCGCAACAGCAGATTGCCGATCCAGATACCGGCACGGTGACACGCGAATGGTATCTCTGGTTCATGGACGTGTTGCAGGCGCTCACAGCAGCGGGTGATGTGTTCGGGCCTGGATCGAGCGTCAACAACGCGATCGTGTTGTGGGATGGCACAAGCGGCACGCAGATCAAGGTTGCGACCGGCACGGGTTTGGTGCAGGCGGCATCAGGCGTCTATGCGACGACACCAAACACGGCGGCGTCGAAGTTGGTCGGGCGTGGGAGCGCGAGCGGCGCGGGACCGTGGGAAGAAATCTCGATCGGCACGGGTCTGACGATGACCGGCACGACGTTGAGCGCGGCGGTCTCGGCCGATTATGTCGTATTGAGCGATGGCGCCAATCCGCCGACGCCAGTGAACGATGGCGCGGGTAACTTCATCTACGTCGCCTACACGCCATGAGTGATACCGCCCTTCCCGTCATCTTTCATTACGGCACGAATGCCGCGCGACTCGCCTTCACGCCATCGCCGGCAGCCGGAGTGAATCAGCTCTACATTTGGTATGAGAGCGACACCAACTCAACATGGGCCTACACGACGGGCTGGCATCAGATTTCGAGCACAGGCGTCGGCGTCACCGCGTCAGGCACACTCACCGCGAATCAAGTCATCATCGGCGGCGGCACATCCGTCGTCGCGGCGCTCGGATCGCTTGGCACGACGACAACGGTGCTGCACGGCAATGCGGGCGGGGCGCCATCATTCGCAGCCGTCTCGTTATCAGCGGATGTTAGCGGCACGTTGCCAGGCACGAAGGGCGGCGGGCTCGTGTTGCTCGAGCAGCACGCAGCGAGCAATTCGGCTTCGCTCGATTTCACGACGGCGATCACGTCTACGTATGACGAGTATCTGTTCGAGCTGGTGAGCCTCGTGCCGGTATCGAATTCTGATCTGAAGATGTTGGTCTCCACGGACGGCGGCGGCACCTGGGACACCTCAAACGTCTATCGCTGGCAAAACCTCAGCGCATGGTCCGCTGGCACAGGGCAAAATTCAGGCGGCACGGCAACATCCTGGCTGTTGCGCGGGTCGAATACCACGCTGATTTCTGGTGCGTCCTACAACGGCACCTTGCGGCTCTTTAATCCGCTCAGTGCATCGCTGAACAAGTTAATGAAAGGCAGTCTGCCGATCGATGACAACACGCTCGGCTTGGTGATTTTCGAGTGGCTGGGGACGTGGCGCACGGCGACGGCGGTCAATGCGTTGCAATTTTCGATGGCGAGCGGGAACATCACAAGCGGAACGGTGCGCTGTTATGGGCTGTCGAAGTCGTGACAGTGCGTCGCGCCGTGCTCGCGGATGCGCCCGCGATTGCGAAACTCGCGGTGCAGGCGTGGCCGGAGACGCCGTTTCAGACGCCCATGCCGTCAGCAGCCTTCATGGTGTCGGCGATGCAGCGGGTAGCCAGCGATGAGCGGCAGGCGGCATTCCTGCTATTGGATGAAGCTGAGGAACCCATGGGGATCTTCGCCGGCATCCACTTTCAGCATCCATTCGCGGGGCACCAGATTGTGTCAGAGCTGATGTTATGGGTGGCGCCGGAAGCACGCGGATACGGGCTGCAACTACTTGCGGCGGCTGAAGATTGGGCACGCGCACGGCAGGCCGATGAGTTACACTGTTACGCGCATACGCCCGACCTCGAACGGTTGTATGCCTTGGCGAAATTCCGACCGTTGGAGCGAACTTACGTGAGGGATCTGCGATGAGTTCTGGAGCCCAAGCCCAAGCAGCGGCCTCGCAAGTCTCAACGCAAGCGCAAGCCGAAGCCAATCGGAATGCGCTGGACTTCGCCAAAGAAGTCTACGGCTATGAACAGCAAGCCCGTAGTCCCTATCTCCAGGGTGGCGCCGCCGGCATGGGCGAACTCTTGACGCTGCTCGGCCTCGCGCCGATGGCGAGCAGTGTCGGCAGTCGCTCGAGTGGCACTGGACTGCTGACTTCAAATAGCGGTGCAACGCGACGCGCGCCCACCTCAGGATCGGGAGGCGGCGGAGGTGGATCAGGGCCGGCGCCGCTGCAATCTGGACCGGGCCCAACGCCCAGCGATCCATATCAAGCCTTTGTCAACAACGAGCAAGGGCTCGGACGAGTCGTGTTACCACCCGTGCAAAGCGGCGCTCCAGTGACGATGACGGCGCCCGATGGCACGACACGGCTCGTGCCGGAAAGTCTCGTGCCCTACTTCCAAGAGCGCGGCTTGTCGGTCCAAGGCTAAGCGATGGATCAGCAAACCATCCTCGCGATTCTCGCCAAATACGGCAGCACGATGACGCCGGACGCGTTGCGTCAGGCGGATGCCGAATTGCGCGCGTTGGGCATTACGCAGGAATTCAACTCCGCAGGCGAACCGCGCGGCCGACTCTATCTCCCCGATGGGCGCACGGTGGATCTCGGCGATTTCGGCGGGCCGTGGCAATGGGTCGATCGCGGCGTTATGGGTGGCGGCGGCGATACGAGCGGAGGCGGAGGAGATACCAGCGGCGGGGGCGACACGGGCGGATCAGGCGGCAGCGTCTCGTCTGTCGGCGGCGTCGGCTCCAATGGATTGCCGACGCCCGGACCTGCGGGTGTCTTAAATACGGCGGGGATCACCGAAGCGCTCCGCGGCACGCCAGGCTATCAATTCGCCTTCAGTGAAGGCCAACGGGGCATCCAATCAAGCGCGGCGGCTCGAGGGACGCTGTTGACAGGCGGCACACTCAAAGCCCTCGCGCAATACGGCACGGGCCTCGCGGATCAGACCTACGGCGAAGCGGTGAATCGATATCAGAATCTCGCGGAGCTCGGCGCGCGAGTCGCGACCTCACCCATCTAGGATCATCTATGGCAGTTCCCGTCTTTTCGCAATCGGCCGGCATGGGGAGTTCACCGATCTGGCAGTTCGCCAGTCAGGGACTCGGCGCGGCTGGCAGCGCAGTCGGCGCCTATGGACAGCAGGGCCAGTTCGGCTCCCCGCAGATGAATGCCCCACCGCTCGCGGCTGGCAATGGCGGCACGACGACGAGCGATATCATTCGACTGCTCTCACAGCAAGGGGCGATTCAGGGGCAAGGCGCCGTCGCACAAGGGCAAGCGGCAGCACAACAGGCGCAGGACACGGCGAACAAGTGGAAAACCGTGCTCTCGATCGCCGCTATGGCCGCAGCGTTCATCTAAATGCCCATCAGTTCCGACATCATCGCGCTGCTGTCCCGTCAGGGTGATCCCCAAGCGGCTGGAGCGCTACGTCAAGGCGAGATCGCGGCGCAAGAAGCGGCGCGCAAACAAGCGCTGTGGGCGTCGATCATTGGCACGGGCGTCAACATCGCGACGAACTTGCCCGGACAAATCGCGCAGATGCGCGACATGCGTGCGCTCGCCGATGAACGTCGTGCGAAAGTCCAAGCAGCACAGATGGACATGCAAGGGCGTGCCGCACTCGGCCAGACCATTCATGATCTGACAGATCCGCAGACCGGCCATGCAGACCCACAAAAAGTCGCCGATACGCTCTCGGCGAAAGGCTTCCCGCAAGTCGCAAATGCCTGGCTGAAGACGAATACGGAGAATGCCGAATCACTCGATAAACTTCGGAAGATGGAGGAAGACCGATCCAAAGCGCAGCTCGCACTCGTGGGGGATCTGGCGTATAGCGCGGGCGATGATCCAGACAAGTTCGCCGCGGGACTCGGACTACTCGCCACCCACAAAGTCATTGATCCAAAGACCGCGCTTCAGTTCGGCGAATTGACACAGTCGGACGATTGGAAGGTGCTACGCGATAAAGTGCTCCCGCTCTCGCCGAAATGGCAGGCTGAACAGGCCGAAAAGAACAAGCCGCAGAAAGTCGCGCCTGGCGAGAAAGTCATCATGGGCGGCAATGTCATTGCTGAAGGTGGCCCGAAGCCGATGACGAACGAAGCGGAGCTTGCTGCTGATGCCGCCAATCCGCAGAGCCCAACAGCCGCACGTTCAGCCGCCGCCTTACAGTCATTGAAAGCCGTGACGCCCTACCAGCAGGCGCAACTCGCTCAGGAAGCGAAGCGCGATCCGCTGATTGCCGCGCAGACGGCAGAAGCACGAGCCCAAGCGGCGAAAGCGAATGCAGAAGTCAATCAGCCGCCGCCGAATCTGACGCCGGAAGGACTCGACGCCGTGGCGCTGTCCTTCGCGAAGACCGGCCAATTGCCGCCGATGGGCTTCGGTAAGAAAGCGGCAGAACTGCGCACACAAATTATCAATCGCGCGGCTGAGATGAATCCGAATCTCGACCTCGCGACGAATCGTGCGAGTTTCCAAGCCAACGAAGGCGCCTTGAAGCAGCTCCAGAAGCAGCGCGATGCGATCGGCTCATTTGAGCAGACGGCAAAGAAGAATATCGATCTGTTTCTCGAGCAAGCCGGCAAGGTGGTCGATACTGGTTCGCCAATGGCGAATGCCCTTGTGCGCAATGTCAGCGGGAAGATGCTCGGCAGTCCCGATGTGGCCGCCTTCAATGCTGCACGTCAGGTCGCCGTTAATGAGATCGCAAAGATCACGACCAATCCGAATCTCTCAGGCCAATTGAGTGATGCGGCTCGGAAAGAAGTGGAAGGCTTCAATCCCGCCAGCGCCACGCTCAAGCAGTCCGTCGCCGTGATGCGCGTATTGAAGCGCGACATGGACAATCGCACGAGTGCGCTCGACGATCAAATCTCAGCCATCAAAGGACGTATCGGCGGCAAAGCAAGCGAACCATCAGGCGGCGATGCGGATCTGGTGAAACGTCTCAATGAGCGGCGGAAGTCTGGCGGCTAAATGGCTGACCAGCAAGAGTTCTCCGACGACGAACTGCTGAGACTCTACAAAAACCCTGCGTCCGATCTGTCGAAGCTCACATCCGGCGAACTCAAGCGACTGGACGCCTTAACGGCGGCGCCAAAGTCCAAGCCCGTCGAATTCCCGCGCACCTACACCACGACGGCCGGCACACGGCAAGTTCCGCCAATCAGCGAAGATCCCGATCAGGCACCGACCGGCATCGCGAATACTGTTAACGCACTGAAAGGCATGGCGCAGCCGCAAGGTGCGGGCGATCTGCTGAGCATTGCCGGCATGACGAATGTGCCCGCTGCGGCCAATGCGGTCGCCAAAGGGGCGCAAGCGGTCGCGCCGTCTGTCGGGCGAGCCTTGGAAGCCACGGGAGACGCAGCACAAGCGGCGGCACGCTCGAGAATGGGCAACCTATCGGCTGGCGGGCTATTTCTGCATGGGCTGATACAAGGCGACTGGAAACAAGCACTTCTCGGCATGACGATTCCGGCGCTCGTGCGCGGCGGTGGCAAGATGTTATCGAATGCCGGCCAAGCGATCCGCGAAGGCGCGACCGCCAAAGCGTTCATGCAGCACGCCGAATCATTGCCAGCCGACATTGAACTGATTCGCGAGTCGATCAGTAAAGGCATGAAGCCGGAAACCGCGATCCGCATCGTGGCCGATGGCGCCGCCGCCTACGCTGACAAATTGCGCGCCGCCTATCAGTCATCGGTAAAAGTCGCAGGCGTGCCCGTTCCGGAAGCTGTGCAGAAGCTCCTCGCCACGCCGTCATTTCAGCGATTGCCGAAGCCATGATCGCTAATGTCCGAGCACATGGCACAGTCGCGTGAATCGCCCGTGTTCCAACTGATCCGCGCGAATGATGAGAAACACGAGGCGGGCCATAAACGTCTCCGCATCGATCAGCGTGAGCATGAGGAGCGGATCGTGAGCCTCGAAGCCACGCGGCAGTCGCATGAACTGCGACTCGCGGAACTCGGTGCTGCCTTAGCGGCGCTCAAAAGTGCGCCGCAGGATTTGTCCAAGATCACGCTGTCGCCAGGACTCGTCGCCGCGATTGTGCTCTCGATCGGCGGCGTCATTGCCGGTCAAGTCGGATCAACGTGGGGGATGCGCTCCGATATTCGCGACATCAATACGCACCTGAGCACGCAAGCGGAAGCCGATAAGAACAAGCAGATATTACAAGACGATCGCGCCGCTGCGCTGAAGGTCGCTGTAGACGACATCAAAAAGAAACAGGATTTACAGCAGCTCGAGATTCAGAACCTTCGAGAAACCATTCTGCAAGGAAGGACGCGCTAATGGCGATGAACGGCGGCGGCAACGACCAGCAACAGAACTGTATCCTTGAGGTTTGTTGCGGTGGACCGGACAGCAGGCAAGTCAAAGCCCTGACGGACGTAGCGCAACATGCACTCTCGTTTCTGTCACATGACGAAGCCGCCGAGGTGGCCGACTGGATCGCGCGCAACTGGGATCTGGCGCCGAAGGGCACGCTCTATGCGTTCAAACAAGCCATTGTGGCACTCGCAAAGGGACCGGCATACTCCGGCTGATCGCGGTGACCGACGTCGCGCTGAAAGAGTATTTCGATCGGAGACTCGATGACTTGGATCGGCGGTTCACGGATCGCTTTGTCCTCGCGGACTCTGCCGTGGCGAAAGCCGAACGCACGATGAACGAGCGGCTCAATTCCATGAACGAGTTCCGCGAAGCCCTACGTGATCAATCCGCCCGCATGGCGCCCCGAAGTGAAATGGATAAGATTGACGAAGCCGTGCGGGAACTCCAACGGGCCAAGGCTAACCTGGACGGGCGACTCGTCGTGTTGAGCGGGAGTATCAGTCTCGCGGTGTCGGTGCTGCTGTGGACGATTGGACGGTTTCTCAAATAGGAGTATTCTCCATGCCGCTGTTCACCCTCCTCGTCTACATCGTCGTCGTCGTGCTGCTCGTCTACCTCGCAATATGGGTGATCGACAAGCTGGCGCCGGGCCATCCAGCGATTATCGACAATGCCCTGTGGGTGCTCTGCGTGATCATTGTGGTGCTGATGGTGCTACAGGCGCTCGGGCTCCTCGGGAGCGGCCCGATGGTGCCGCGGCTTGGAAGCGGGCGATGATCGAGGTTGTATGAAAGCTACCCAAATCGCTTGGCTCTGCGGACTCATGGCCTTTGTCTGCACGACGCTGATTGGGCAAGCCGAACTCATCGGCGAGCCGTGGCGGCACTACGTGACGGTGGGAGGCGTGCTCGCAACGGCCATCGCTGGGTTCATGCTCCAGCATCCGTGGGACGGGCAGACTGATCGTCGGCTGGAAGGGAAGCCCACCTACATCGTGATTCAGGACGGCGTGGGAAAGCCCGTTACGCATGATGGTGCGGCGGCGATTCTTAAGGATGCCGCTACAGACATGCCGCAACCGTTACCGGTTGTCCCTGGAAGGACTATCGCCTAATGGCTGATGTCCT